AGAACCCACCTGTCAAGCGCATCGTTGCCGTTCAAGATGAGCCTGAATTCTTGCTCGACGTAGGCTTCCGTTATACTACTGTGCGTCCTATGCCTATGTTCGGTACGCCCGGCCTTGTCGATCACTTCTAGAAGGAGCTGGTTATATGTCATGGCTCTCAAATACATTAGGTAGTGTTGCTGGTTCTGTTCTAGGCTCTGCAGTCCAGAACCATTATAATTCCGCTAATGCCGCACAGGCTAACGCTTGGAATGTTGAAAATTATAAGCATCGTTATCAGTGGGCTGTCGATGATATGCGTGCCGCTGGTCTCAATCCTATTCTTGCTGCGACTAATGGTATAGGCGGTTCTATAGCTGGAGCTTCAGCTGCTTCTGTCGGCATGAGTGATATCGGTTCTACCATGAACTCTGCTAGAGCCGCTAGTGCCGCTGAACGGCAGGCGAAGAATGCCGAGCATCTTGCTATATCGCAAATCGATAAAAACGTCGCAGAAGCCGATTCTACGCGTCAGGCGACTCATGGAACAGTACTCCAGAACGGTATTCTAGCGAATGATTTGAATCTTCGTGAGCAGACTTATGAAAAGCGTCTTGGTTATGAGCTTGAAAAGATGAATTTGGAGCTTGAAAACCTTCGTCTTCAGGGTTCTTACCTTAGCTCTGGTGCATTAAATAACATTGCTTCAGCTAATCGCGCTAATTCTGCTGCCGCTTTTGATAACATCCAAACTGAAATGGCAGGTATGGAACGTGATTTCTATAAGAATCTTGAAAGTCTTACAGGCGCTCCTAGGTCTGTCGCTAGTGGTGTTGGTTCTGGTATCAAAAATATTGTAGGCTTCCTCGGAGGTCGTTATTTTGGAAGGAGATAATTATGTCGAACAAAACTACTATGATCCTTACGTTCATCGTTACAGTCGTTGTCCCATTCATTCAGGAAGTTGTGGATCTAATTGAAGCTCTGAAAGGTAAAGCTTCTTCGAATACTGTTGTTGCCAAAAAAGTTGCTTCGGACTTTCAAGCCGATGTTGCTCAACTTGTTGAGCCGGTTTCTAATAAGAGCGATTCTAAGAAAACTAGCCGTTTTTTCGGTTCTTGGAGGGATGCTAAATGAGACGTCGAAAATTATCTAGGCGTGGTTCTCGGCGTTTATTTCGGCGTACCTCCAGATCTCGTCGGAAAAATTTCAAAAGAGTAGGACGAGGTGGATTTAGGATTTGACATTCTGACCTAATCCTGATACAATCGGTACAGGTGATCAATATGGTATGTTATAATCCTATTCTTATGCTCCCAGTCGAGGGAGCGATTACAAAAAACGGAAAACAACATTATAGTTTTTACGGCAGCCTTGCTTCGCATCCTGAGCTTGCTAACGATAGCCGTTTCATCCGGTGTTCGTGCAAACAATGTATCGGCTGTCGACTCGAAAATTCTCGTCAATGGGCTGTCAGAGCTGTTCACGAAGCCCGTACTTCGTCTTCAGCTTATTTCGTTACGTGCACATTTGACGACTATCATTTGCCCAACGATAGAAGTTTGAGCAAAAAATTTCATCAGACTTTCATGAAAAATCTTCGTCGTGAGTATGGCAGTGGTATTCGCTTCCTCGGCTGTGGTGAATATGGTGAACTTTATGGCCGTCCCCATTATCATTATATATTGTTTAATATTGATTTCAGCGACAAAGTTTTTAGGTTCCGTACAGATGGTTATAACACTTATACTTCTGCTCGTTTCGCTAAGATATGGAAATACGGTATGCACCTTATTGGTGAGTTTAGTTTTGATTCTGCTGCCTACGTTGCCCGTTACATAGTGAAAAAGCAGACAGGTAGTAAAGCTGCTGATCATTATAAAGGCCGTACGCCTGAGTTTATGCTGGCATCCAATCGTCCCGGTATAGGCGGAAAATGGCTTGAAGAGCATGGTGAAGAGTGTTATGCTAATGATTTCGTCGTTATCAACGGTAAGAAGATGCGTCCTCCTCGTTATTACGATAATAAATTCGATGAAACGCATCCTCACTGGATGGAATACATTCGTAATAACCGTATCGAGAAGATGCTGCATAACTTGGAGAACAATACTTATGAGCGTCTTGTTGACCGCTGTCGTGTTCAAGAAGGTAAATACAAGCATTTTCTCGGCAGAAAGCTTGACAAGGTGTTGTGACTGTGTTATTATTAAGTCAGAAATGAGGTGATGCCTATTATTGAGTATGAAGCTGTTTATAATTTCTGTCGCGAACGCAATATTTCTTTCGATTATTCTTTTCGCGGAAGCAAATATGCCGCTTACCGATTGAAGCCTGATGATTCTAGAGTTATTCGCCTTGATGATGACTATTATGTCATATCAGCTACGTTATACCTCATGATTCGTAGGTATCTAGTCGCACTTAGAAAAGGAGATGGTTCTACTGAGACTCTATTGCATTTATGATTCTAAGGCTGAACAATTCAGCCCTCCACAGGTCTACCACAATGATATGCTTGCTCTGCGAGCTTTCGAAGGTTTAGTTAATGATGATAAGACGCTTATTAATAGCTATCCTGAAGATTTCAGTCTTCATTATGTCGGTAACCTTGGCGATTCTGATGGCCGTTATTATATTGACAGTTCTGACGAATCCCGCGTTCCTATATTGGTTGGTCGCGCCATAGATTATGTGCAGGATATTGACAATGATCCTACTAGATGATAATCTAATATAGAGCGTATCAGAAAAAGGACGATCTCACGGAGATCGCCCTTTTTTTGTACGCCACGCCCGCCGCGTCTAGGCGCCTTAGAAAGGAGGTGAAACTATGAAGTTTAGGACAGCTTACGATCCTGTCGAAGAACATGATCATTGCGGCATTGAGTTCACCATGCCCTCTCTCACGGTTCAGGACGAAAAGGATGAAACTGATATCAACTATATCGTCAATAAGTACGCAGATGGTCAGAAAGGTATAGCCACTCTGGATCTCGGTGATAGTTCGCAATATGCTTATCTGCAGTTCGGAGATGCAACGCTCCCTGGCGACTACAGCACAGCGTTAGAGCTTGTGTCTGGAGTTCGTGAAGAATTTTACAGCCTGCCCGCTTATGTTCGGGCTAAATTCGGTCACGATCCCATGAATTTCATCAATCAATTGAATGATCCTGCAACTCTCGAATACCTTCATGAACAAGGTCTGTATGGTAATAATTATACCTCTGATAAACCACAACAGTCCGCAAGTAATGAACAAACACAAGAAAAAAATAACACTTTAGAACAAAAAAATGAAGAAATGAAAAAATAGGCGTCACCGAAGCCAGTTACTTACTTGATGTAACTGGCGTAGGTGACGCAAAAATAACCTAAAACCTAATAATAATTCGCTTAAGGCTAATTATTAGGTTTACACTTCTAAAGAAGGTGAAAAATTGGCTCGAAAAATTAGAGTTCGAGGTCATCGCTTCAGCGATGCTCCTGCAATGTATATGCGGCGGACGAAATTCGACCGCTCGCACGTCTATAAGACAACTTTCAATTCAGGTAAGCTCATACCTGTCTTCGTTGACGAGGTATTGCCTGGCGACACTACTAGGATGTCTGTCAATTACTTCGCTCGATTAGCTACTCCTATTAAGCCTATTATGGATAATATATATCTGGACTGGTTTTTCTTTTTCGTTCCCAATCGCCTAGTTTGGGACCACTGGCAGAACTTCTGCTTCGAGCAGGAAGACCCTGATGATAGTACTGATTATGTCATCCCTACTGTTACTGCTGCCAATAACTCCGATAATAGTTACGTAGGTTCATTATGGGATTATTTCGGCCTGCCCGTGAATACGACTGGTAATTTGTCCGCCATTAATGCCCTTCCATTCCGCGCTGTCTATCTGATCTGGAACGAATGGTTCCGGGATGAAAATCTCCAGAAGTCGATCAAGATCCAGAAAGGCGATACCAATGAAGTATTGGATTCTTCTCGCGCTTCTGATCAGCCTTCTTGGGTCTTCACATCTGGTACCAGTATTGTTCCCGGCTTAGCCTGTCCTCCTCGCGGTAAGCGCCATGATTACTTCACTTCGGCATTGCCTTGGACGCAGAAGGGACCCGGTGTGTCTATAGGCCTTGCCGGTACCGCTACTCTAGTTGATCCTTCGCCTGTTTCAGGCTATTTCGTTCAACAATCCAATAACAGCTTAGGTGCTGCCCAGCTCCAGAAAGATGGTGGTGTGCATGATGTCTTCACTGGTAATGGTTCTTTAACCTATCAAAGTGGTGGTTATTCTACCTCCATAGCCGGTCACGCTATTAATAGTTCTGGTACAGCTACTGTCACTGCCCAACCCGGTTCTTCATGGCTTTCTAAGTCTGCTTATGCTGATCTGGATTCTTCTAGCATTTTCACGATCAACAGTCTTCGCACTGCCTTTCAGATGCAGAAGTTCTACGAACGTCTTGCTCGCGGTGGTAGCCGGTACACAGAAGTGCTTCGCTCTTTCTTCGGCGTTGTTTCTCCGGACGCTCGTCTTCAGCGTCCGGAATTTCTCGGTTCCTTCACTAAGATGGTCAACGTCAATCCAATAGCGCAGACTTCCGCAACCGATGACACCTCTCCTCAGGGCAATCTCTCTGCTTATGGCGTTACTGCGTCTAGATTCCATGGATTTACGAAATCTTTCGTCGAGCATGGCTACATTATAGGCTTCGTCTGTGCCCGTGCCGATCTAACTTATCAACAAGGTATCAATAAGATGTGGCTTCGTTCTACGGTATACGATTTCTATTGGCCGACATTCGCCCATCTTGGTGAGCAGGCTATTGAGCTTCGCGAGATCTATGCCCAAGGTACTGCAGCTGATACTACTGTTTTCGGGTACCAAGAGCGTTATGCCGAATACCGCTATAAACCTTCACAGATCACTGGCAAGTTCCGTAGTTCTGTAACTGGTGGTAATCTCGACGTATGGCACCTTTCACAGTTTTTCAGTAATGCTCCCACTCTGAATGAGGAATTCATTACGGAGAACCCACCTGTCAAGCGCATCGTTGCCGTTCAAGATGAGCCTGAATTCTTGCTCGACGTAGGCTTCCGTTATACTACTGTGCGTCCTATGCCTATGTTCGGTACGCCCGGCCTTGTCGA